TCTTACATTCCTGCTCGAGTCACGCCACCGGTTATTGTTATCCGCGCCGCTTCGCCATACATGACTACCTCGTCAGTCGGAGCTGAGTATCTCATAAACCTAGAACTGCAAGTAATCGCCGGGACGGCAGACAACGAATCATCGAGCGATGACCTCGACAATCTAATCGAGGCTTGTCTCCTGGCATTACCGCAATACTCAGGCTTCAAGGATGTCTCGGCACCCTACACGCTCGTCGCCAACGGCAACGACTACTTGGCAGCAACAATAGGTTTAGATCTACAAATCACTCTATAAAGAAAGGACTTTGAAATGGCCGTATCGACCAGAATCAAAGCAACAAACATCAAGTTTCTAATCAACTCGGTCGAGTATTCATGCGATGCCAACATGGTTGAGCTGAGTCTTTCGGACGCACCTGGCGGCCAGCGAACCTTCTGTGAGGTTCAGGCTCTCCAGGAGTGGAAGTTATCGCTAGAGGGTATCGCATCGGGTGACTCCACTTCGCTCTACCAGCTACTCTTTGCGAACTACGGCACCGAGGTTGCATTCAAGGTTGCCCCTCAAGGCAACTCAACTGCAACCGCTTCGGCACCGAACTACGAAGGCACCGTTATCTTTGATCAGTTGCCTCCGTTGTCTATGACTTCGGGCGACATCATGTCGTTCTCTGTTGAGCTGACTGTAAAGAACAACGTTCACACTCCAAGCGCAACTCCACCGGTTTACTTCGGACTTACCAAGAAAACCAGCTAGTAATAATGGCTCGGGAATCTATCTCGAGCGGTTCTGTCCAAATCGAAGGTCTTGGGCTGCTTCAAAAGCAGCTCAAGGCTCTCGAGGCAGACAAGGCAGACTTACTCGAAGCGAACCTAAACGCAGCCGAAACTGTAATCCGGGCGGCGCGACCTTTGGTGCCCATGAAAACAGGTGCTCTAGCAGCTTCACTGCGACCATCCAAGACTGCCAGGTATGCGCAAGCGGCCGCAGGTAACAATCGCGTGCCCTATGCCAACCCCATCCACTGGGGATGGTCAATTGTAGGTTCCAGTCACACAGGCACATTAGCGGCTGGAACGCCTCGCAACATCAAGCCAACGCCATTCTTTTCAAAGGCACTGGGTTACACTTATCAAGAAATCATCCAGAACTATCAGCGTGACTTACAAAACCTCATCAACAAATACGGACTCGGAGCAGACTAATGGCTATTGACTTCAACGCAATGACACTAGACGAGATTGAGCAAATCGAATCTTTGACCGGTCGCAACGTCGACTCGATCATGAGGGAGGATGCTCCTCGAGGTCGAGCATTCAAAGCGATTATTTTTATTTACAAGAAACGCACCGATCCAAACTTCACTTTTGAACAAGCCGGGAGCCTATCCCTCGAGGAAGCCACCAACTTGTTCGGTGGTGACGAAGAAGACCCAAAAGTAAGCTGAGAGAGGAGCAAGCCCAACGCCTGGCACTTTTCTGCATAGCGACTCGAATGTCGCCAACGGAATACCGCCAACTGACTTTCGATGAATACTCTGCATTCGTCAAAGCATTGAACGCAAGGGCTGGTGACAACGAATGGCCGCAACACTAAATTTTAAGTTCGTTGCCAATACCACTGGACTCAAAAAGGGCGTTGGCGCAGCCGAGAAGCAACTTGGTGGCTTCAAGAAAAGCGTTGGCAGCGTTAGAACTGCTATGGGCAAAGCCTTTGGCGGTTTGGCAGTTGCAGCTGGTATCACATCTATCACCTCAGCGTTAGTAAAGGCCACTAAGGCCGCTCAAGACGATGCTATTTCGCAGAAACTTCTTGCTGGCCAACTGAAGCGAACTACTGGTGCAACAGATGACCAGGTGCAATCTGCTGAAAGCGTTATCACTAAACTCTCGATGATGGCCGGCATCGCCGACGACAAACTTCGCCCGGCACTCGCTAACGCGGTTAGAGGCACTGGCTCACTTACTGAAGGCCAGAACCTACTTGCCATCGCCCTAGACGGTGCAGCAGCCACTGGAAAGCCTCTCGACACCGTTCTGCAAGCCCTCATCAAAGCACACAACGGAAACACTAGTGCACTCTACAAACTTGCTCCACAACTAAAAGTAACCAAAGGTGGCATCGACGACTTTGCCACTTCCGTAGAAGGCGCAGCAGCTGCTTCCGCATCGCCATTTGACAAACTAAATGTCGCCACTGGTGAGATAAATGAGTCAATCGGTAAGTTACTACTTCCTACCGTTCAAAAGTTTGCTGACTATTTCACCACAACTGTCGCGCCTCAACTTCAAAAGTTTTTCGACGATCTAGGCAACCCCAAAACAGATGTTGGAAAAGTATTTGACGACATCAAAAAAGCAGTTGGAAACGTATTCAACGATGTTAAAGACTTCTTTGCCCTATTTGGTGGCGGTGACGCAGTAAAAGGGTTCGGAACGGTTGCCAAAGCCCTGATTACCGCATTGCCAGCATTGCTCGCTCTAAAAGGCATCATGTATCTTGCAGCGACTGGTAAAAGCATTGCAAACCTTGTCACAGCAATGTTGGCCATAACGGCCGGCAGCAAAGGAGGAACAGCCCCTGGAGTAGTTGCAACTGGCAAAACTCCTAGCCCTTTACTGGGTGTCCTTGGAGGCATAGTTGGCCCGGTGCTTTTGCTTAGTGGAGATACTGCAAAAGATGGAAAAACCACACCACAAATCCCACAAGTTCCTAACAGCCCACTGCTCCCAGGTTTCAAAACTGACACAAAAACTTCGTCACAGATTCCCCTGAGTGCCTTTAAAACATTGGCGGCCTTAAGTGGAAGCAAATCTACTCCAGCACACCTAAAACTTGCCTCTGGTGGAATCGTCATGCCACGCCCAGGTGGCACACTTGCACAGATCGCTGAAGCAGGTAAAGCCGAAGCAGTCATTCCACTAGATCGCAGGGGCAATCTTGGCGGTGGCAACACTTACGTCATCAACATAAACCGCGCATCTCTTACCGGTGAGGAAATCGTCCAGGCTATTCGACGCTTTGAAGTAAGTCGTGGGAGAACGGTCACGATCTAATGGCGAATGATGTATTCAACATTAGAACCGATATCAAAATCGAGTTTTACATTCCGGCTATCAATACGTTTATTTGGGGAGTCAACTACTGGGATGATGGCGGGGTCTGGGACACTAACCCCTCGAGTGCCGCATGGACAGACTTATTTTGCGAGAGCTTTGATATCACACTGAATAAGGGCTGCGACGTCGAATCGGGAATCTTTGTTTCACCATCCTCATCAACGGCCACAATCAGAATGCAAGGCGCAACTTATGACCCGTTTAGCTCTGGCCTCATTCACGCAGGGACGCAAATACGCATAAGCGCGGAGACGCTGCCGGACACTATTCCAGGCTACTTTGAGGAAATCTGGAACGGTTCTATTCGCAATTATGACGCAACTTACAACGAGCAAGGCAATAACATAGTCACCATCCACGCCGTAGACGCTATGCAAGACTTCCTCAATAGAAAAGTCGGCAGCTACGTTGTGCCAGCACTGAGCAAGTTACCAAGCCAAGTCATTAGCGACATGGCAAATACTTATTACACAGGAATAAGTCCCAACTCAAACCCCGATATGTATTACTTAGCTGCCAAAACTTATACAAACACTACTGTCGGCGAAATCATAAACGACTGCCTAACCGCAAGCCTCGGTGCCTTATGGTTGCAACGCGATGGCACAATGCGCTACGCATCAGAGGCAGACTTGGCTGCCATTATTGGCGGTTTCTCGTTTGAGTTCTCTAGCACCCATTCACTCGCCGCTGATCATATTTGCATGACTGAGCTAGTAATGAAGGCAGACTCGAGAGACTTGCCAAATGAAGTTATTGCTACTAACTCAATCGGCGGCCAACTCACTCAACGCAATCAGGACGCCTATGACCTATACGGCGCGGTATCCTTGGATGTAGACGTGCCCATGGACGACACAACCGGCTTGCAACTTTGGCTAAACAGACTCAACCTTACGACTACACTTCGACGCGTAGAGTCACTAAGTTTTGACGCAGCTTCGAGACCTGGGCAACTTTGGTATTGGTGGCAAGTCGATCGACTGTTTGACCCAAACATTGTCACTTACGATGTAAATGGAATCGTTTTTACCGATACCTATTTTGTTACGCGACAAATCGACCGCATTACGCCGACATCCTGGACTATATCAGTAGAGTTATGGAGAGGTATCTAAATGGCATTCAAAACATTCGTATCAGGAACGCCGGCACTGGCCAGCGACATAAACACCTACCTAATGAACCAATCGGTCATGGTGTTTACTAACTCTGCCGCTCGAGACGCAGCTCTAACATCGCCAAACGAAGGCATGGTTGCTTACCTGACTGCCAGCGATCACTACACAATCTACAATGGCACCACCTGGGTTATTTTCGATATCGCCTGGAATGCGTGGACACCAACACTAACCAACTTGACTCAAGGCACCGGCGCAACTCTATCTGCCTTTTACGCACGCATCGGTAAAACAATCGTTGCACAACTCTATATCACAATGGGAACAGGCATGACTGTTGGCGGTCAGTTCTCTATCTCGTTGCCAGTCGACATCGCAAACGCCAACCGATCACTAACAATCGGGACTTGCCTCATGCGTGACGCCACTGGCTCGGTATCCTATTTAGGCAGCGTGACTGCGACTGGCTCTGCACCATCCGTTGCTCGAATGCAGACTATTGGAACCGCTGGCGCAACCGCAACGCTTTCAAGCCAAAGCGCTGCTAGCCCTTTTACTTGGAACGCAAACGCAGCTAACTATTTTCAAATGACCATAATGTATCAGGGAGTCTAATGAGCATCTTTGTTTGCGATAAAGCCGATTGCCCAAACTTTGAGGTTGTTTATGACTTTGGCGATGACCACCCGGTTAAAGCTGAGTGTGGCGGTTGCCACCAAACCCTACTACCAAAGGAAAACTAATGGGCAACGTATCTAGCGCACCATTCCCATCTCCAGTTGAGCCAAAGCCAGCCTCCAAGCCAAAGCCTGCTGAAGTAATCCCCGACGCTGAGTAATGGCTGAGGACACGCCTCGCGCGACTACCCCGACCCTGCTGGCCGACATAAGCAATCGCCTAGCAGTCATTGAGGCACGCCTTGAAATCATCGGAGATCATGAAACTCGCATTCGTGACTTGGAGAAGGCACGCTGGCAGTCCGCCTGGATCACATCACTGGCTACCGCGCTAGGCACTTCCGCACTTGTTACGATTATTATGAAAGGCTTTGTATGATAACCCCGACCACTAACAACTTGCTCGTCTATCAAGGCGCAACTTTTGACGAAGAGTTGCTATTGGAAGTCGATGGCGACCCGGTTGACTTAACTGGCTACACCGCAGCCATGAAGGTTCGGGCAACCCCAGCTGACGACGCAGTGCTCTCCTTGACTAATGGCAGCGGAATCACACTTGGCGGAGCACTTGGGACTGTCGCAGTGGTCATCACCGCTACGCAGACCAGCGACATCGCAGCAGGCCGTTACTACTACGATCTCGAGCTAACTTCAGCAGGAGTTGTTACCCGGTTTATTCAGGGCACATTCCAAGTCAGCGCCCAAATCACCTCGGCATAATGGCAACCTACATCGAGCCATTCCCGGCATCGACTCGAGGAGACGAGTTTGGCAACATGGCTTCGTATCGCAAAAACCCGCACCGAGGTCAGGACTGGGCACCAGGAGCAGGCAAAATCATTCCAGCAATTACAGCTGGCAAAGTAACTGCTAACTTTTGGTCAGACGGCCTAGGGCACTGCATTATTCAAAGCACGAACGACAAACTTTGGGTAATCTACGCCCACCTCGAGGCCAAGCCTAACCTCTCCATTGGTCACTCACTTGAACTTGGCGACCCTATCGGTAAAGTCGGAAACTCTGGCAGCCTAACGACCGGCTCACATTTGCATCTCAGCATCGGCAAGGCCAAAAACGTGCATGAAGTCATCATGGCCAAGCTGGTTGACCCACTCAAACATATCATCGCTAACAAAGGATAAACATGAAACTCGACGCAGAGACTCGCCTATGGATCTACCGCATCGTCGGCGCAGTAGTGCCACTATTGGTTACACTCGGACTCACCACCGAAGGAGTGGCCGCGCAAGTAATGAATGTTATCGCTGCTATTCTGTCGATTGGTAGTGCTACACTCGCAGCCAAGAACATAAACAAATAACAAAATCGAATCGGAGAAAACAACATGGCCTTTGCCAAAGATTACGTCGATGTCGCCACACGCATCCGCGAGTTCAAGAAACTACACCCTGAAGGCTCACTGCAACAAGTAAAGCTCGAGTTCCACACCATCGGCGAGCAAATGTTTGTGCTCTATGTCGCCGCCTGCTTCCGCGATCAAAACGACTCAAAACCGGGCATTGGCTCAGCTTGGGAACCTGTGCCAGGTAAAACCCCCTACACCAAAGATTCAGAAGTCATGGTGGCCGAAACATCGGCTTGGGGACGAGCCATTGTTGCGGCTACTGGAGCCGACACGAAATCTATTGCGTCGCTCGACGAAGTGAATGCTCGTAAAACGCCAGAGAAGCCCGCTACGCGCGATTGGATAGTGGAAGCGGAGAATCTAGCGTTCCAGAAGGACAAAGACGCTCTACGAGCCTTGTATGCCGAAGCGGTCAAGAAGGTTGCTCCGTCAGACGTCATTGAGCGAATCAGGGAACTAGGCTCAGACATAAAGTAAAAGCCCCTGACGCGGAATCGGAGAACGCGCCAGAGGCAGAATCAGCCTATCAGTAACCGGAGGAAACCATGAGTTCAGAAGCTATGTCGGCAGTGCTGCATCATAGCCAAGCCAGCCCTCACGCCAAACTTGTCTTAATGGCTATCGCCTACCACGAGAATGACACTGGTGCCTGGATGTCTCAGGCCACACTTGCCCGGCTCTGCAACATGAGTGAACGCACAGTGAGGCGTCACATTGCCGAGCTGAAGTCACTATTTGAGATAGATGTTATACCTGACGACGGACAAGGATATGGTGCCAGGGTGACTAATCGTTACTTCGTCATCCTTGACTGCCCGGAGCGTTGTGATAGGTCGTTCTCACATAAAGAAACGTCCGCCGAGATCATCAAGTTGACCACTTCTCGGAGGGAGCAATACAGGTCAAAACTGGTAGCAATAGAGGTCAAAACTGGTAGCAATAGAGGTCAGAAATGACCGCAATACAGGTCAGTAGTGTCCTGTAAATATAAACTAATATTAATTAACTTAAAAGAACTAGATAGGAAATCGGAATGTCAGAAAAAATCATCATTGCAGGCGAAGTAGCATCAGCAACCGAACGCGGCATGGTCAGTGTTTGGGTTCGTAAGACCCTCAAAAAGACCGGTCGCGAGATTTTCAAGAAATACGTCATCTGGTTCGATGCACCAACCGGTGCTCAAAAAGGTGACTTCATCGAGGTCGAATCGAACGACTGGTATGAGAAGGAAACTACATACACCTCGTCGGATGGCCTAGAAAAGACCGGGCGTGAAACACACATCAACGAACCGCTGCTTATCACGCTTCGATCTGCAATCCCGAACCTGGTTGCCAACGGATCCAATGTGACCAATGGCGACGGTTCCGAAGTAGCAATCGACGCACCGTTCTAATGATTTGGCATGGCTTCTACCAGGGCAAACCAATCCCCCAGGGGAGTAAGACCGCTATGGTCATAAACGGTAAAGCAGTCATGTTCGAGGCCAACAAGAATCACAAGTCTTATCGCGCTGCACTCGAGAAATGGTTTGACGACGCATCACCCACATCGAACCCGGTGCGTGTCGAGCTTGTGTTCTACTTCGTCAGGCCCAAGTCATCGAAGCGTGAACTGCCCAGCGTAAAACCCGACATTGACAAACTATGCCGAACCGTCCTTGACGCGGCCACTGGCCGACTATTCAAAGACGATAGCCAAGTAGTGATCTTGAATGCTCGCAAAGAATACGCACCAGCTGAGGGAGTTCTTGTCAGATGCTTCGATATCACCGACGTAACGATCCGATAACGACACGACACGCTGGTTGCAAATAACAAAACACCTGGCACAAACTAGACATACAGCAAAGAACGGAGAAAACAAATGCTGAAAATCGCAGGTGCAATATGGATCCTATGGATGGCCTTCTATGCCATCGTAACAATTAACCAAAACGACCCGGAACTCGGACTGCCAGCAACCGTTGTGGGAGCCATTATCGGCATGGGACTAATCATCAGGTGGTCGCGCTAATGGACATGACGAAAATCGGATCAGTGCAAGAAGCACGTGCCATCGCTGAAGTGCTAATCGCTAACCCAACCCCAGAAAACTTCGCCAGGTATCGTCAAGCACTAGCAACTATCTGTCGAATCTACGATTGCGAAATCGAAGAAGCATCATTCAAAGTGACAAAACTAATCGAAGCCAACATCTAGGGAGAACAGACATGGCACACGCAAGAATGACCGACCCCAGCACATCACACCTGGCAGCTGCATCGGTAAAGAACGAAACACTAACCAAACGCATCATCCTCAACATCCTCAGCGACAGCCCCATGACCGACGAAGAGCTAGTGGAAATGTATAGATTTATGTCATTACGAATCGACACAGTTCCTCGAGCATCCGACTCCGGTATTCGTTCCAGGAGAGCAGAACTAACACGCGACTACAAAGTGTTCGCAGTCGGCTACAAGAAAACCAAATCAGGCCGCAAAGCAATCGTTTGGGAAGCAGCATGAGCGACGACTTCAGCGACCGTATCCTAGCCATCGTCAAATCAGTCGACGAAGTAGCCCGAATACGCGAACGCATGGCCTTCATGCAAATCCTCGACGAAGAACTCAAACACGTCACAACACAACTCGAACTAGACGTGCTAGATAGAATCAAAGGAGCAGTAGACCACCGCCACAAGAACGGAGTAGACAAATGGGAATCCTCGAAGGACTAAATCCAGCACGAAATCTAGAGCCATGCAAAATCGGCAAAATCATTATCGACCTGGCACCCGAAGACCGCACCATCCTTGTCGACGCGCTACTTGACAACCGCTGGACTGCACGATCACTAGCCAAAGCCCTCAATGCCAGGGGAATACCTTTAGCAACTGACACAGTCCGGGCACACATGAACAAAGTTTGCCGGTGCTCGAGGATCTGACACCGCCGGAAGAAGAACCGGCCGACGTCAAGTTGCTTCGAGCTGCCCTTCGACGCACACAATCGGCACTCCTGGCATCCAAAGACCGCATGGATCACTTGACTGAGGTAACCAAGGCCGCAGCATTCGACGCCATGCTCTCAATGGGGGGCGTGCCCAATGTGCCACCACCAGTCAAAGACCGACGCAAAGGACGAGCCGAAGTCGCACTCTGGGTTATGGGAGACTGGCAAGGCTCCAAAGTAACCACCAGCTACAACTCGGACATTATGCGTAAACGTGTCCTCGAGTTCACCGAACGAGCCATAGCCATCACCGACATCCAACGCTCACACCATCCAGTCCGCGAATGCTACATAGCATTCACAGGCGACATGGTCGAAGGTCTTTGGAACTATCCCGGCCAGGCTTGGGAGATTGACTCAACACTCTTCGAGCAATACGTGAACATCTCACGCCTACTCGTCGACGTCATTCGTCAAGCACTAACCTGCTATGAACACGTAACCATCGTCCCCGAATGGGGAAATCATGGCCGCATTGGATCTAAACGCGACGGAGTGCCACGCTCAGACAACGTCGACCGAATGTGTTACGAACTTGCCAGGCAACTACTAGCTGACGAGAAACGCGTCACATTCCAAGAATGCCCGGAAGACATCCAACGCCTAGAAATAGGCAACTATCGTGCTATTGTCCTACATGGAGACGAAGTAGGTCGCAACGGTTTCGCAAGCCCGAGCGCTATCGTGACACACGTAGCCAAGTGGAAGTCAGGCTCATACCCTTGGGCATTCCGCGACGCATACATCGGTCACTACCACACACACGCCGAATGGGCACTACCAGATGGACTAGGCGCGGTATACCAGACCGGCTCGACCGAGTCAGACAACCGTTATGCAGGGATCACTATGGCCGCATCCGCAACACCATCACAACGCCTACACTTCATCGACCCGAACAAAGGTCGAGTCACTGCCGCCTACAAAGTATGGCTCGACTAATGGAGTGGCTAATCATCCTAGGAATCATCATCGTAGGTGGTGCAATCACCCTGGCACTCATGTTCGCTAGCATCGCACGCATACGATACGACGACGCTATGGAATACCTGGAGGAAGACGAACTCTAATGCCACACTGCTACGACCTCGTAGGCACACTAGCCGAAGTATCATACCCGAGCGAAACACTCGGCCGCATCATCTACCGACCAACTGGCTCATTCGTCATCATCAGCGCACAAGGCACAGGGAACCACTCAGACCTTTATCAGCAAGTGCGTGAAGCATTCCCCAACGTCACACGCATACACACCGTCAGCGTTGGCACAGACCGCCAAGAAGGCGAACGCAAAGCAGCAGTGCTTCGACGCATCAACGCACATAGCTACACAGACAACAATGCCAACATACTCAAGGTCATAGCGGAACTACTGCCAGACTTAACCTTGTATCGAATGACCTCGAGAGGCCGTCGACGTGTCTGACTGGCATGACTCACCCGAATGGCGCAAAGCCCGAGCATACGCCAAGACCATACTCGAACCACTCTGCGCGATCTGTGGCAAACACCTTGAAGGTAAAGACTGGACAATAGATCACATCGTGCCGCCGGGCGAAGGCGAACCCAACCATGACATCAACAACCTGCAATCAGCTTGCCGATCATGCAACGGTCGCAAGCAAGACCAAGCACTAACTCGCATCGCTTGGGCGAATGAAAAATGGTTTTGAGTTTTTTCTGAGCGTCGAGTTTCATCCCTGCTTGCAACTTTCCTTTACAGGAATGAGTTAGATTATTTGAGAGAGAACGGAGCACTAATGATTGAGAACGCACTAAAAGATTGGTTGAACGGCGTGGAACTATCGCCGGAATCCGCAGTCCTCGCCATGATGGCCTTGAAACTGGCTTCCGAGTTTGACGACAAAGGAAACACCTCGACCGCAGCTGAACTTCGCAAGACGATCCTTGAGATCATGCGTCAACTGAACGGCTCGGTGCCAGAGTTTGACCCGTTGGCCTCAATGCTCACGCGCTAATGCAACTGCCTGCCCGGTTTACGCCACCATTGTCGCCTGACTTTGCGACAGATGGCGACCGGCTCATCGAGTTGCTCGCCTTATGTTGGGTAACCCCAGAAACAGACGACCCTCTGCCCCTAGACGAGTGGCAGAAGTGGTTACTGCGTCACGTTCTTGAGCGTTATCCCGACGATCATCCAGAGCATCCAGGAGAGCTGCGCTTTAGGCAAGTTGTGATTTCGATGGCTAGGCAACAAGGCAAGTCGGTTCTGGCCGGTGGCTTGGCACTCGACGCGTTGACCTTCCATAAAGGCGACGTGATCAGCCTGGCATCGAGCCGCGAGCAGGCCACGATCATCTACACTCGAGTCAAGCACGTTATCGACAAGACGCCCTGGCTATCCAAGCGGTTCAAGAAAACGACCGAGACCCGAGGCATCGCCAAGACCGACGGCTCGGGCAAATACAAAGTTAGCCCGGCTCGCGAAGCGGCCATGCAAGGAATCACGATGGTTCGTTGCATCCTCGACGAAGGGCACCTAGCCAAGACTGGAATCTGGACGGCAGCCAAGAAGGGCACCTCGGCAATCGACAACGCTATGGTCATCATGATTACAACAGCCGGCGACCAAGAATCAAAGACTCTTATCGACCTCTACAACACCGCAGACCAAGTCATCGCCGACCCGACCTCGAACGAACGCTTTGGCGCATTCATCTGGGAAGCACCGGCAAACTCCCAGCTCACCGACCCCGACGCAATCAAGGCAGCTAACCCGGCGGTAGAGTGTGGTCGAATACCTCTTGAGCGAGTGCTACAAGACATATCAACAAGTCCCGAGCATGAAGTCCGGCGCTACACTCTCAACCAGTTCATTAGCGGCACACGCGAATCATGGCTTGCCGGAGAACTATTTAGACAAGCCTCTGGCAACGGCATCGCGGAGATCTCTGGCTCGGTGCTCGGCGTCGACATCACGCGCAACTTCGAGCACGCAACTATCGCAGCCGCCAAACGCGTCAGCGACTCATACGAGACCGAGTTAGTCGCGTCGCTAGTGCAGCCGACCGAGGACAAACTCGTCGAAATGATTATTTCAATCTGCCAGAAGCACGCGATCAGTGCAGTTGCCCTCGACGACCGAGGAATGCACTCGATACATCGCAAACTAAAAGAGCGTGGGATACCTGTTTGGAATCTGTGGAACAAGGAAATAAATACGGCGTGCATGACGGTTTACTCAATGTTCGCTAATGGTCGAGTGCATCACAACGACGACCCTCTGCTTATCGTGCAGAATGGTCGAGCGGTCGCCCGGTATGTCGGTGAGTATTGGCAGATCTCGCGCAAGGAATCTGTTGGCGACATCGACGCCCTCCTGGCAACTTGCTGGGCACTTTATGTCGCGTCGGCTCAAGGTGTCGGTGGTGTCGGTGTATACTAGTCTAGTCCTCCAGACATTCACACAGCGTTGGGGGAGAGAATGCGTTGAGGAATCCCCAACACTCAACGGCTCTCCCTCAACTGCGTGAAACTTTACGACACGCCACGTCGAATCGGTCATAACCACATAAGGTTTTATATATGGCCTCACTCTGGCAACGACTGACCGGCACTGCTCCACGCATCGAAAAACGTGCTGCCGCGCCCAATATCCCTGTTCGCTCTGACACGCTGGTAGACACAAGTGCAGCTCTATCGCTGGCATCTGTATATCGCGCAATCCAAATCATCGCGACCCCAATCTCTAAGGCGTTGCCACTCGAGACTTACCGCTACGGCGGCGGACTTGAGCAGAAAATAGACAACCCAGTTCTCGTCAACAACCCGTCGCTATTCGAGACGCGCAAAGACTTTATCTTTTCGACTGTTAGCAGCTTGGCGCTTACGGGCGAAGCGTTTTGGTATAAGTCCTATGACTCGCGCGGCCAAGTCAACGACCTAACGCTTATTCCAGCAGGCGGCATCACGATCAGACTCGACGGCGTAAACGGCATGACCGGTGCCAAAGTGTTTGACTACATGAGCATCACTTACACCGCTCGCGAAATAGAGCACCTTCGCTTGTTCTCGGTTGTCGAAAACTTACGCGGACTTGGCCCGATACAGACAGCATCAAACGACATAAAAACAGCCCTCGAGCTGCGCAACTTTGCCTCCACTTGGTTCTCGACCTCTGGAGTCCCAACCGGAGTTTTGAAGACTGGCAAAATGCTTACCAAAGAGCAGGCCGATGAAGTCACCCTAAACTGGCACACCAAG